CTCCGGCACACAATGCGCGTAGCACTAAAAATTAAAACCATGGTTGGGTTAGTCCTCCTAGTTCTGTGTTTGATACACAGTTTCGTCCATATTGGGCGGAATTTTTCAGGTTATCTTGATATCCTCACCTCTTTGTATTCAGAGGGCATCAAGCTTGTACCGTATGAACTGGGATTTGACGGTCTGGGCAAGACCAATCATGCGGGGATAACAGACCCCCACGAGTTTATCATTTTACTAATGACACTCACATACTTTCTTAACATTCTCTTGTTTCCATTGTTATTTTCGTGGTATTGCGTAACTGCACTAACTACGTCGAGCGAATTAATTTATTGGTCTGTTGCACTTAGCCTTCAGTGCGCCCTTTTTCATCAGAGCGTTGCCTACAGATGCATTTATGCACTGGCGTGGATGTACGTGGGATTGAAACATTGGACTAAGGAAGAAGAGCAATCCGATGAGTATACAAATGACTTTACACATGATGAGTTGATGGGGGAGTTTCTTGGTGGTTTTTCTGATTCGTCAGAACAAAACCAGAGAAATGCACTCTATCACATGAACACTTATCCAATGTTTGTCAGGGTTGCCGTTGGAGTTGCTGTGGTCGGACAGGTTGCGGGACAGAATCCGGCCCAAATAATATTATTGGATGGTGTGAATTATACTTTACCTGCATTCAATAGTGTATTTTATCCACTCCCAACCGAGGAGGTTGTCACATGGTTCAATTATTTGAATTTTCTCCCTGCTACTTGGCAGGCATGGACCATGTGGAGTGTTATCGTGTCCATCACATTATGGCTGTTGATGGATATTGCATTTTTCCTCATGATTTTGAGGTCTCAAAATGCATTGATGAGACTTGCCATTGGTCCATTTTCATTGACCTATATCATATCAGTGCGATTGACTGCATGGATATTTAAGATAAGATCTTGGTGTGGGTGTATCAACAAGCAGGAGCAGCGACTCATGCGTCTTGATCTCGAGAACATAGATCTGGATACTTATACTGCAGTAGTGACCGAAGAGGTTACCCAGTATCGAGCCCAGGGAGTGATCGAAATGGAAGTGCCACGGTTTCTCGATCCCCTCGTACATCAAGACGAGGCACAAGCGATGAGAGACCAGGATGTTCGTGAACAAATGGAAGGTGAGTTGTCAACCGCCCATACTGTTTACATCACCCGAACAGTGAATCTTCTTGAATTTGTCTGGACTTGGTTGCTCACCGAAGCGACCATTGACAAATTGGAGCAACACACATCCGATAGAGTGTACATCACCCGCATGATCAACAAATGCATGCGTAAGTGTTGTCCACAGGTGCCGCGTAAGGTGGCTCTAAAGGTTGTTGATGAAATATTGCTCATGCTTCTCGTACACGTCAAAAACACGGATGTTGTCGAGGAGTATAGAAGGTTCAATGAAAAACCCTTCGCTTGAAGGGGCCCCCTAGCATTCTCGAAGACAAGTTGTCGAGCGTCACTTATTCCTGAAGTGATGTGGCGTAATTTGATCAAGTTAAAGAGAGTGCATGGCGGGCCAAGATATCAGGAGGATCACCCAGATTTCGTAGTCATGACTGGCATAGCGTCACAGCAGATTATGAAGGTGTTCGGTCCACTTAGGTGTAATGCCATGCGCTGCATCCTAGAGAGGATCTTCTTTGTCAAACTGGACAATGGACAGTTTGCTCCCCCCGCACCACCGTTACCTGTGATTACAGTTCATAATGGTGTTGTCCGTCTTAGAGCGCGAGCCTTTGGGGCGTTGAAATATTTTCAGCGTGGGGTATTAACTGCGGTTAACAGTCACAGTGAGGACATTACGGAAATGACCCGTGATGAGTTCGTACGAACTTCAGCCCCACATAAAAGAAAGCAGTATGAACGAACGGTTTTGTCTATGGCTGGACATGACCCTCGTAAAGAAGATTTTGATATTTCGCTCTTCACAAAGGAAGAGAAAGTGGATTCATCAATCAAGACCGACCAAGTCCCAAGACCGGTCTCACCCAGAAAACCAGAGGCGAATGTAGGACTTGGTGTGTATTTGCGACCACGCGAAAAAGAGCTTTATGCTGGCGTGAACGTCGTTTACAAGCACAATGTTGTTGTGAAAGGGATGAATGCCCAACAACAGGGAGTAGTGTTCAAAGAAGGTTTTGACGCTATAGAGGATCCGTGCGCTCTCTCATTCGATGCAAACAGATTCGATGAGCATACTGGCGTTCAGGCGCTGAACTTTGAACATGGCTTTTACAATGGTTTGTATAAAGACCCAAAGTTGCAGCGATACCTCTCTTATCAATTGAACAACAATTATCGCTGCCAAACACGCGATGGTTGGTTCATTACGTTCAAGCGTAAAGGAGTGCGGGCGTCAGGAGACATGAACACAGCGTTGGGGAACGTGTTGATCATGTGTTCAATGATGCATTTGTTCCTCACAGGGTTTGGCTTCAGTTTTCGTCTCATGAACAATGGGGATGATTCTGTGGTCATAGTGAGTAGAAAACATGCACAGCAGGTGAAGGATGCTACAGCAACATTCTTTGCTAGGTTTGGTTACTCAATGAGAGTGGATGATTATACAACTGTTTTTGAACGTATAAACTTCTGTCAGACCAATCCTGTCTTCAATGGTGAGGAGTACGTGATGTGCAGAAATCCAATGAAAGCCATATGTAAGGATACTGTCATGCTGCATCGTTTCAGCAAGAAGTACTTTGACATGTGGAGGAAATCAGTTGGAATAGGTGGGTACAGGTTGTGCAAGGGCATACCTGTCATGTGTGCATTTTATCTCATGATGATGAGAGGTAGTGTGCGGAAGGTGAACTTTGTGTCATCCAAGTTGATAGGAACGGGATTCTATTACTTGGGGAATGGTATGAACACAGGGTCTGATGAAATCACGGAGGAAGCCCGTGTGTCATTTTGGAAGGCGTTCGGGATTAGTCCAGCAGCACAGCGCTGCTTGGAAAGATTTTTTGATGGCATTGAGGTTACTGACCCTAAAGTGGGCCCACAGGGATTAGTAGCGAACAATGAAGAGATACAAATGCTCTTGTCTAACAATCACAACTATTTCGTTGAATCAACAACTTTCCTCGATGAAATCACCTTACAATAACATGTGTCCAAATTGCGTAACAATCTTGCAAACAGCAGAATATTTTATGGAAGACATAAATGTTACATATAAATGTCCACTTTGCAATATTAAGATTGTTATCCATCCAACTGGCTATCACGTTACCAAACTCAATGAAAGACCTGCGCAAACTTTTGACCACTCGAACAAGTGATAAGAAAACGTCCTAACCGACACAACACAATCAATCAACAACAACAACATGCAAGCATCAAATGCACAAAAACCGCAAGCGCAGCGACAAAGACGCGCACAAAAATCTCAACCATCGAGACGCAAAGAACGTCCGCATGGTCGCCCAACAAAGAAGCGAATCAATCCAATTTGGCAAACAGTCAAGGATGTGGTTCCGTTGGGTGCAAATGTTCTAGGAGAGCTAGTACTTCCTGGGTCCGGAAAGGTCCTAGGTAACCTGTCATCCAGGGCAATGGATTATTTTGGCAAGATCACCGGATGGGGTGATTATTTTGTCAGACATAATTCATTGATGGCAGGGGCAGCACCAATGCAAGGGGCTAAATTTGGATCATCATCAGTCCGCATAAGGGATACTGAGTGGGTGAAAACAGTTGTAACACCAACATCTGCAGCTGGAGGGGCAGCCTTCACACTCAATTCAAAGTATTATATCAATCCATCAAATGCGAAATTGTTTCCAAAGCTGGCTGTGAGGGCACAGCAGTTCCAAAAATGGAAACTACATGGCATGGTGGTGTATCTTGACTCCATTTGTTCAAAATCAGTATCAACAACGACTGGTAACTTGAGCATGCCACAAGTCTTGATGCTCACACAATACAATCTTTCAGAAAAGGAGGCAACCAACAAGTCTCAAGTTTTGAATTCTTTCTTCGGTAATTCACGAGCAGTGAATGAGGATCTCATTCATCCCATTGAGTGCGATCCTGCTCAAAGGGCAGCCGAGGTCATGTATTTGTGGCCAACTGATGCCTTACCAGGGGTGGTGAGGGATGCAAAACTGGAAAATGCTGGGTATATCACACTATTCACGCAAGGGGGGCAGCAGACAACTGCCTTTGATTCTTACAATATGCGAATCGAGTATGACATTGAGTTATTGCAACCATTTGTCAGAACGCAGATGCAAGTCTCAGACCATTGGGAGCGCACAGTCGCTACCGGAACTTTTGCTGCAAATGCAACTCTTCAATCTACGTCAACCTCGTATGGTGATCCGCAAGGACCATATGAGATTGCTGGGAATGTAATCACTTTTGATGATTCCGTTTTTGGCAATTTTGAACTGGAGTTGTATGCATTATATTCCGGGTCTGTTTCAACTTTTGAGACGGTACCAACGCTTGGTGGTAATGCAACCGCTTTGTCCATCCTTTATGGAGACACAGCTTCATCATTCTCAACATCAGGTTACAGTGGAGCACAACATCACTACAAACTTGCATTTAAGGTTGTGGGCGGAGGCACAGTGACCTTCGCAACACCAAATGCAACCACATACACAAGTGGTGATTACTTCTTGCAATCACTAGAACATTTGTCAAATTAGGGTCATAACCTATAATAATGGGCCTACTCCCGCAAGGAAACGCATTCACGCGCGTTGGCTGAGGAGTGTGCAGGGGCAGGGGGTGCTCCGAAGCAAAAAATAGAAAACCAAATAAAGTTGGCACTGGACTGCAATGGTCAGGTGTTATGAAAGTGTACACAAGCCTTATGTCTCCTGGGAGTAGTTAACCCAGTTCTCACATCTTGGTCTCTGGGTAGGTACATTAAATCTAACATAGATTGTTGCAGGGCCTATGCAAAAACAACAGGA